TTTTACTCTTAATATGCTTCTTTCTTCAAAAACATTTAATACTAATAATTTTTCTGTTCCAATTCCAATACTACTTCCAACTGATACTGAATTTGGTATTCTTGCCAAATAGATATCAGTTATTATACCTGCTGTGGCATTTGCTGGAACATCTTTATATAAAACAGTGCTCTCGGAACTTACACCTATTTTATGAGATCCTGTGAGTTTGGGAATACTAGTGGTTAAACCAGATATTACAACTGTATCACTTGTATTTAAAGTATGCGTTGTAGAAATAAATCCAGAAACTGTTCCATTTCCTCCACGTACAAGAACAACATCATTGTATGTTGTTATACCCACAGTGACATTATCAACCTCTTTACCCTGCACACTTGATACTTTTGCTGCTGCACCACCACCTTCAGTATTTGAATTATCAAAATTTAAAGAGTCTTCTACTTTAAAATCACTTCCGGCAGAGACGATCTGAAAATCATTAATGTTTCCACTTGTAACTGATTCTATTATTGATGTCTGTTGATTTATTTCATAAGATTCTATTACAAAATTGTAATCAGCATTATCATCATCTAATTTGTATGGAAGTGAATTACGAGTTAAATTTGAATTATTAAAATCAAAAATTGACTGNGTTAATGAAAAATTATCATCAATAGGATCTGATCTAAATGTGTCACCTATGAAATATGGAAACTCTGGTTGAGTTGTAGTTGTATTAATTCCTGCAAAATATGCGTAAGTTCCATTTGGAAAATCTGGTGTTTTACAATATCTACCGTTACTTTGATCTAAATCTCCAGAATTTGTAAATTTATAATCTTCAATAAAGAATCCAGCACTAAAACTACTGGTTGGTGGTCTATTAATTACTTCTGTAATGTCTAAATCATATCCAGATGTTATAATTCTAGATATTGAGTTATTATTATCTGCTTCTGAATATCCATAGGGGCCATATATTGGATTACCATCATATGCCCATCCAATAATTGGTGAGTGTAGTTGAGGTGTTGTTGCTAGATCGGAGAAGGCAGTTTGTATTTTATTTGAGTAACCAACCACTGAATACTGTAGATTTGTTTCTGCTTCTCTTAATAATATCTCATCACCAAATCGAACAAGATTATTTACAGTCAAATTTCGCACAGCAGAATCAACTATAAATCCTGATCCATTAGGTGTTACCTTAATATCTGGAGATACTGTATATCCGATACCCGGATTGATAACCTTAACATCAGTAATTTTACCATCAGTTACAACCGCTCTCAATTTTCCACCTATTCCGGTTCCGATACCAACTAAATCTAAGTCTGGTGCAGATGTATATTCCTTACCACCAAACATAACATCACATCCTATAATTTTTCCATCAAAAATTATCGCTCTTAATTCTGCCTCTTTACCATTTAAAATTTTAATATTTGGTTTCTTTTCAAAATTTAATATTTCAGATCCATAATTAGATCCGGGTTCATGTAAATACCCATCTATCAACTGTCCTCTTATTTTAGGTGTTATAACTAATCCTTCTGTACGACCAGCAGATACAGGTGAATAAATTGCATCTACTCTTACTACAATTGGTTCATAGAAAAATTCATGATTACTTGAAGTAAATACCTGAGAAATTCTTTGGAAATTTTTTCTTAAGAAGTTTGAATTTGGATCTGTTGCACCTATACCAACATCAACAAGTCTAAATTTATCATTATCTAATTTCAAAACACGATAACGTGTAGTAATTCCAAGTCCTACAGGTGCATGACTTGCATTACCACTTGATGGTGCATACTGAACTAGATCTCCTGTATTAAATCCATGATTCTTAAAGTTGATTGAATTATCAACAGTATGAATACCGACAGGTTTAATGATTAATCTTCTGTTTGTATAATTTGAACCAGTATCAATAACTTTAACCGCTTTAAGATGATTTTTTAAATTTAAGAAGGTGAACTTATGTGTACCAGCAGTATTTTCTACAGTAAATCCAACTGTGTTAATACCAGCAACATAATCACTAAATTTTTCATATAAGTGAACTGAACTTATACCAACGACCTGTGGATAGTAAGTCGCACCATTTACTAATGTTTTATTTTGTGAAGTATTTGCACCCAGAAAAGTTCCTATACCAATAGATAAATTTCCATTATTGCTATAGACAAGTGGTTCACCATTTTCTAGATTATGAGGTCTCTTAAATTCAATAATATCGTTTATTTGATCAACTCCACCCTGTACACTCTTCAATCTACCATCAAATTCAATTTCTCTTTGTCTTTTAGTAACGACAGGTTTTAATACTGCTCCAGACCCATTACCACCTGTTATGGTAACTGACATTACTTTTTCTACATCAAAATGTTGTTGATCAACTAATACTTCTTTTATTGATCCACTAACAACTGGTTGAACAAGTGCGGTGGTTCCAGTTCCGGGTGAGGGAATACTAACTGTAGGTATATTAATTACATCAAAATTCTTACCTTGATTTAAAATTTTAAAATCAGATAATGGGCCAAAATATATCTTGTCTAAAGATTTATAATTTGCTATTTCAACACCATTCTTAAGAATACCAGTTGTACCCGGTTCTGTTTTGACAGATTCGCCTGATTTAATATTTACGTCTGCAGGAAATTTTCTTAAAACTTTCTGTACACCTATTTGTTCATTTCTATGTCTAAGTAAAACAAATTTATGCTCTGCTGTAGATGATGTCTGATTTGAATTATCAAATTCAATATATGGTGGGTTTGATGCATCAATATTAGTTACAGTAATGAATGATCTTGATGGATAAAGTCTCAGAATATTATTAGATGTGGTATTTGAATTTAATCTTTCTACAAAATATATGGTATTCGTTGATAATCCAACTAAAGGTTCTTCACTGGGCAAATATACAACTGCATCACCAGTTATAAAATCAACCGCAGAATTAAATTGTAATTTTGAATACAATCCAGTTGTAAGATTTCTATCTAATAATTGGAAATTTCCTGATCCAGTACCAAAAAAATCTGCTTGTGGAATACCCGATGATGAATAAACCGCAGATGTCCCTATACCAGTGATACTACCAAGAGTTTCCTTTATAACTTTCTTTTCAATCGTATATGAAGGCATTGATGATGATGCCACATAATAGTTTTCATCCTCATCATTATAAGTGTTTTGAACGTCAGTTGTGATTATATTATTTCCAAATTCTAAATCAATATCTGACGCTGCTACTGCCTTTTTAAGTTGTCTTTGAATATCATACTCAGTTATCCCATCATTTGTAAATGATACTCCTAAACCAATATCATTTGTACCAACAGTGACATCTACATCTGTTTTTATAGGTATGAATTCACCTCTTCTAAAAACAGAAACTTTATCACCTGTTTTTAATTGAGATTTATCAATTTTTGATTTATGATCAAAATCTGATGTCGTTCCTTGCAAAGGAGTGGTAGCAGGGATATCAAGTTTTATTCGACTTGCTGTATTATAAATCCATGAATTAAAAAATACAGTCTTTCTTGATTTATCACTTGGTAATGTTGGATTTGGAATTTCCTCACCTAAGTTTTTAACTGTTATCTTTTCTCCTTCAAGGGTTACACTTGATCCACTAGTGGGTAAAAGTTCAAAATCAGATAATACACCAGTTATTCTTAATTCAACTCTTTTTGTTAAATCACCATTTTCATAACCAAATATAAATTCATCACTTCTTAAATCATCAGTAGATCTGATAGAATTACCAATTCCAGTGCATAGTAAAAACTGATTAATAGATTTATCACCATATGTAATTGTATTAATACCATTAACACCATTTGTCACCACGGTTCCAGTGGTACCAAACCCAACTGTGGAATCTACAGTTAAAACATTTGAATTTATAGGTGCATCTTCAATTATTCTTGTTTTTCCGGGAATTGTAAATGTTCCTTGTATTGCAGATCTTTCATCATATCCTACAAATAAATTTAATTTATAATATGTCGTGATACCTAAATTTCCAGATCTACTAAAAATTTCAACTTCAGATACTGATCCTGAAGTACTTAAATCTGTGGACTTTGTAATAGTTTGTCCTATTAGTTTATTTGGATCACCAGTTATTCTTTCAGCAACAACAACTTCTCTACGAATGTATTCAGCAGATGATGGTTTTATTAAACGGTTTTCTAAATCAACAATTTTCGGAGTAATTCCGTATAAAACATTAAATAAAATCCTGAATGACTCTTCAGTTCCTTTAGATTTGTATAATGATTTGGATTCTTTTATGAAATTACTTATATCTACTTTCTCACTTAACTTTGTATCCTCTAATCCGGGAGTTATATAAGATTTAACTTTTTGATAGAATTCTTTAAGAAATAATACACTTAAATTTTCAACATTTGATGTTGTATTGTGAGTATCTGCGATACTTGTAGAAAATACGAGTTCACCCTTATTAACTGGATCTGAATATGAAGTGATACCACAAAATCCTCTAACACATCCGGTAAATGAATTAGTTGTTATTCCAGTATATGTAATAATTTCATCATCAATTTTGAATAAACCATATTCATTAGGAAATCCTTTAGTTGATGATACATTAATCGTAGTATCAGATACGCTTATTCCTGATGTAAGTGTAGTTACTCCTACTATCACTTCAGGAGTCAAATTATCGAGTTTAATATATTGATCTAGATTATCAGTTAAATCTATAACACCACCACGATGCTCTTGTGAAATATAGTATTGCTTAAGAAAATCAACCGCTAAAGGACTCTCTGTCCTGATAAATTCAGGAAGTTGATGCTCTATTATTTGTTGAACTTGTATACGTTTGTCTATTCCAGTTCCAATCATGTTCTTGATAGTTCTCCGTTAGAGTAACTTGATGTGACCTTATAACCAACACCAGATATTTGTTCTCCTGATGTAATAGTGTCTTTAACCATATTTATTTGACTACTTGGAATGTTAAAATCTAAGTATAAATCCTGCAATCCAATAACATCATTTGACTCAGGGAATGCTTGAACCTCAACAATATTGTTCGGTTTATCCGTAGATATAATATTGATAGTTGATAAATTAATTTCACCATGAACATAATCAACCACTCCAGCTGATTTAACAACAACGATCGTTTCACCACTTGCATTTTTTCTAACAATCGAAACAGTTCCTGTTAATTTATCTGCATTAGGGATATCAGTGAAAAAGACAGTTTCAATTGTTCCTTGTATTTTAAATCCAGTGCTCTTTATATTTAATCCTTCTGGTTTAACATTAAATTGATTACCAAAACACAATTCATATTGTGCAAACTGGTTCACAAGGGCATTTAAATTTCTACGAATTCTAACTCTAGTAATATTTGAAGTAATTGCTTTATCAATATTGTCAACAACATTCAAAACTTTACTATACTTAAATCTACCACCAAATTTATTCACATCACCAGATTTTGAGTAAGTGGTAAGTGCTGATGTAATTTTTGTTTTAAGATCATTTACTGCACTTATCTTAGTAGTGTCATAGTATATGAAAGATTCAATCTCAACATAAAGAACCTGCAAGTCAACTATTTTTTGATTTATACCCGTTAATGAATAACTTTTTAACTTTGTTAAAATTTGAGTTTTATCAAAATCAGATACAAACTCTCCATTCTTTGGTTTTATTGTTATTAAAACAGTCCCAAACTGTGGTGGATCAACTTCTTCACCTCCAACAACTGATACACTTTCAGTATTTGGATATACTTGTTGTACTATTGATTCATAATCTCTTGCTGTAACTGCCCTGTATTGTGATGAATACAATCTTGGTGCAAAATACTTAATCGAGTCAACACTCTCAATATCACCCCCATTAGCTGCTGCAGTAATCGTGTTGATTGTTGGAATCGCTGATGGAGTGATTACTTGACCATTATCACCTAAGAAATTACCAGCAAAGTTAAAGTTACTTGGCCCATTACCCTCTGAACCAGATGTAACAATATATTGAACAGTAATCACTGCACCATTTTCGGGTTTTCGACCAAATACTCCATCACCAAACAAGAGTTCATATCTTTCGTCCTGAACCTCTTGAATTAGATATGTATCTGATATTGAACTAATTCCAACTATGTTATCAATCATCTTATACTGCTTACCTAATACCCCCGGAGTGCCCACATAAGCAACAATAGATGAAGTATCGATGTTTGCGTTATCCAATACAAATCGTTGCTCCAGAGACCCGTCAACAATGAATTGTGATGTTAAAAATGTTCCCTCTAAAACATCAATAGGATTAAGNGCAGATCCAAAAGATGCAGTTGCAATACCACTTGTAACTGTTGTGCTTGCAGTTATCTCTTCAGAGATAGAAAACACTACATCTGAGTCATTTGACCTACCAACACACACTAGGCCTGGTTGTAGTTTGATTTCTGAACTTGTACTATTCGCAGTAACATTAAATGATATTGATGCCCTTGCTGCCGATTTTGAACGGGGTACGTAACCGATATTTCTTGCTAATGATACAACATTTTCTCTTAAAGTTGCAGAATCAAGAAAAGACTCATTTACAACTAGATTTGAGTTGAACGCAGAGATATATGTATTGTATGCCAGTGCATCAATTAAAACTGAAAAGTTGGATCCTTCAAAATCAAAGTCCGTAAAGTTTGAATTTGCTCTTAAATATTCTTTTATTTGAGTTTTAATCTGATCAAAGTCAAGATTAGTAAATTTGGTAACTGGCATTATCTTGTTGCTTTAAGTATGAATGAAAATTCTTGTTCTGGGAACTCTTGACCAATAATATCGAATAATACATTAACCTCAAATTCGTTTGTATCGGGTTTTGGATTAACATTTACCTCTAGGTTGTCAATTCTTGGTTCAAAGTTTTCAATAGTTGCTTGAATTTGTCTTTCTATAATTGATGCTGTACCAAAATCTATAAATCCGGGTGCATTTTCAAATAAACTATTTCTAACGTCAGATCCAAGTGTAGAATTAAAAAATCTCTCATTAGGAATTGTTTGAACAAGATTCCTTACTGATCTTTTAATCGCATTCTCATTTTTAAGTACACCAATATCATTCGTCACTGGATGCCTCTTAAAAGACAGACTTATATCCTTAAATGCTCTTGATATTCGTGTAATCGCCATTAAACGATGATTTTTATCTATTTATACCTATCTATTTAGCTGATTCATATTATAGTCTTCAGAATCAAAATAATTTAGCAACCACCATGCTACTGAACGTGGATTTTTAGACCCACAAGTAAAAATATCCATTGCAACACACCCTTTTTCAGGCCAAGTATGACAAGAAAGGTGACTTTCACCTAAAGTTACGGTACAAGTCACTCCATAAGGTTCAAATTGATGCATGTAAGTGTTAAGAACCTGTAAACCCTCTGTTTTACAGGCACTTTCGCACACTTGTTCAATCTTTTTTGCATCATTTAACTTATCAAACGGTACATTATACACTTCAACAAGTAAATGTTCGCCCATATGGGCATTTTTCACGTTTTTCATCCGAATGTGTGTATATTATAGTGTTTTCGACGAGGAGGATACTTAAATTTACTCTTTTTTTCAACTTTTACCCTAACTGCCTTGTAGATTCTTAGTAATGTGTCTGTTTTCATCCTAACTCCGGTTCAATATTGATCTCAACATTGCCAGATTTACGTTCTTTGGCAGTTTTCCAGAAATAATTCTCCTCTGAACCCAATCCATCACGATCATGACCGTTTTCCACCTGATAATACACGGTTGAAACCTTAAAATCAGGAATCTTAGGTGTCTCAGGAGTGATACTATTGTCATAGATCCTCATTCTGTTGTTCGGATAGAGACAAAACTGCCCATTATCCAATTCTAGGAGGTTATGAGACTTATGTTCAGCAGGTTGTTCACTTGTTGAGTAGTCAATTGCGTCTACACTCTCATGATAGTTGTCTAAAGTGCAAATATAAGTGCCAGTTTGNGTTCCAAAGTCCCTTGTCATCACTTCATAGTGCATTGAACCGATAAATTGCTTCTGAACAGCGACCACACCATAGTCCATACAGTTCCAAAACTGTAAATTATGCAGTGTCATGTCTGGTTTTGGTATTTCTGGGTCGGTTGTAAACGCAGAAATGGGTAATTTATCGAACATTGCTGCATAATCAGGCAAATATGTCTCAAAATAGAATGCTCGACCGGGAATTGACTTGGCAGTTACCCAAACTCCCTTTACAAATTCGCCATGACCACTCTTATGGTCGGTTAAATACTCTTTTCTCACCCATACTTCATAAGAAGGTAAGTTCGCAATTAGAGTGGACATTAGTTACCTTGCCCCCTTGGTCTCTTACGAGCCGAGTTACGCGAGGTAGCCGCATATTTGGAGTGTTTTCCATTCCCTTGACGAGTTTTTTTGGGACGAGACTCGATTGTAATACCGCCCATACTGTATTTTTTTGCCATTAATTGTATTCCTCAATCATTTCTGTGGTAAATTGGTCAGGGTCATTCTTCCCTGTAAGATAAAATTCAACTGCAAAGTCCTGCATTCTGTCAAAATACTCACTCTGAGTCAAGTCTGAGAATACTGGTTTGCCATTTTTAAGTATGTTGTACTTAGTTATCTTCATAAATTCGGGTCATACTTAAAAATTATGTAGATAATCAAAATAAACAAGATTAAAAGAAGTGCAAGAAAAGTTAACATAATTATATAACCCTTGTCTTCTCATGTCCTACGCGAATTCGAGGATCGCACCAGATTTCATAACCTGCTTCTTTGGCATCGAGACAGAACGAGACATCTTCGCCACACATATCCTGTACATTACCAGACTCAAAGACCTGCATTTTTGGAGCAAACCAAGGATAAGGCATCTTCTTGTCTTCAAACACACCTTTCTGTATGAGTAACCAACCAAATCCTGCATAGTCAACAGTGAATGGTTTCTTTCTTTTCTGTATTGTTTCGAGAGTCTCGTGATTCATCACACCACCATTGGATGCAAAATCATCTTCCTCCAACCAGTGAGCAACCGATGTAGTACGACCATCTTCAGTGCAGTACCAACCAGATACAATAGGTCTTGTTTTCTTTGGATCGACAACTAAATTATAACCTGCTAACTTCTGAAAATCTTTTCCATCCTGTAATGAACCCTTTTCATATACAGGTTCTTTTGTAACTGCATCTTCTGGAATTGAATTTAAGATTAACTGATAAAACTTTGCTGTATCAAAAACAATATCAGAGTCAATCCAGAGTTGCCAATCATATTCAAGTTTACCATCCCAAGGTAACTGATCTGGCCCTCGAAGAACGTTTGCACCCAAACATTTACAACGGGCGAAATTTACCATTGAAGAATAATCTTGAGATATCTGAATACCTCCACCTGCTTGTACAATGTCGAAACATAACTGTACAAAATTCTTCAGATAGGTATATGATACTCCTCTGCCGGGTAGACAAAAGACAATCTTTTTTCCTCTGATTAATTGTTTTGCAAGTTCGTAGTCCCATTCGGATTCTTTCTGAACAGGTGCTTTTGGGTTTACTTTAAAACCTTTTGCCATAATTAATTCATTCTATAATTATATTTTACATCAATATCTAGGCGATGTCAATAAGAACTTCTATGGGCGGTTTTACTCCTCAGACTCTTCCATGACTACAGTATTATCATCTATCTTCCAATTTAATTTTGTATCTTCGTACCAGTCCATTTCATTAATAATCCATTCCGGTATAATCGCACAGTATTCACCAGTCGTAACATCGACCTGTATAGATGTGATTTGGCCTCCGGAATTTTTTTGCATACGATAAAATCCTGTGTTCGTTTTTATATAGCGAAAAAAAATTTTACAATCACTGTAATATATGTGTCGCTTTCGTAACACTTTGTAGACTAGGGGAGTCACGCGTTTTTATAACGGGGGGCATCAACCCCCCATCACTGCTGTGTTCACGAACGAACGAATGGCTACCCCCTAGCCATTCGCGAGTGGTTAAAGTTATTTCTGCTGAACTCTTCACGGTTGATTAGTTTATAAGTTCCAAATCCATTATCAAATACATAGCCCTCATGCTCTGCCTCATCACCTTGAAAGTAAACTTCTAAAGTATAATCATGCTTGCACTGGTAAAGAGCATCTAACTTAAGACAACGCACGAATGACCAGAGGCGAATCAGGTTGCGATCCACTCCCTCAAATTCAAAAGTCTCTGGATCTATCTCCACACCATCACGGATTGCCTTATTAAATGCCTTCTTTAGTTTGTTTGCTGTCTTTTTATTCACGAACTCAACGGACGCTGCGATCTGACGGGCAAACTCAACACGGTTGCCCAACTGAAAACGGTTGTCCCCGTCATGTTGGTTATAATGTCCCGTTTCCATTCGGCAACGTGGTTGAACAAAACGACAGACTGCGGTTGACTTCAGTTCCCCCTGATTGATTGGCAACCCGTACACATCTTGCAACCCGTTATCCCCGCATAACTCATAACGAGTATGCGGTGCAATTATAATATCCTGATCTACGTAATTAGGAAATAAGTATGTTAAAGTATTCGGTGTATATTCCCTCTCACCTCCGAAACCGATCCAATCCCCCTGATAGATATATTTTGTATCTGGTAAGTAATCCAGACAGAAAGTAAGTATATGAACTAATACGGGTATATGTCCATAATAGTGTTCGATGTCCTCGGCATTGTAACACACCTTTGGATCTTTCTTATTAAATACGGACTTCGTGCCAACGAACTGGCGACCCGTGACAGGACATAAACCCCAAACGATTGCCGGTGATCCGTCAATTTTTACGGATAGGCGACCCGCAGACTGAAACCAACCCAGTATATCTAAATCGCCTGTAAGAATTGTGTCCTCTGGGTGTTCTAGGTGTGTATTCTTCATAGATCGCAATAAGAGATGGTGATTTTTTCGAGGATTGAATTTACCCTGTCCTCTACAGGTAGACCGCCAATTAAATCAGATGCGGGGGTGTCTGGGTCTGCATAGTGTTGGTAATCCTCCATTGCTGCTTCAATGGTTTCCAACTCTGCTTCCGTGAATAAAATTGCTTTGGGCATTATGCGTACCTCATTTTGATTGTGGTTCTAGGATAAGGGCAACGTGGATAGTTTACTGTTGCTTTAAGAGGGTTGATATTGAAGCAGATCTTTACGATCTGCTCCTCAGTGAATTTTTTCATTAGATAAAAATGGGGTCAGCGTACTTTGAACATGGGTGTGGTTGAGATGGTGAGCAACCGAAAGAGGCGATGAAGTCATCTAACTGTGTGATTTCATCAGGTGTAAGATCATCAAAATCAACTGTTGCGATGTGGTCGACTCCCCACTCTGCAACTTCAAAAACGAACTCTTCCCAATCGCAACATACATATGCTACGTTTTCAAAATTGTCGTTTGATTTGATTCTGTTTGCTATTGCTTCAGGTCTGTTCATAAACTTCGGGGGTTTTGTTATACTACTATTATAATGCACGAAAGGGGTATTTGTCAGTACCCCTTGTGCCAGTTTATTAACTGTCTAAGTGTGCTTCCATTAACTGGGAAACGTCGTTTAATATGTCTAAGTATAGGTAGTTTGCAGATCTTAAAAGGTCATTTTCTGAGTACATCGGATAATCTCCGCTGTCTTTTGCTTCTGCGATGACTTCTGCCATACACGCTTTCATTAATCCTTCATTTGTGATTTCGTATTCTGTAGGATCAACGTAAGTAAAAAATCTGTTCATAATCAATGGGGGTTGTTTATACTACTATTATAAGAACAGATGCCCACGAATGCGAGCATCTGTAACAAAACTTAATTAGGTAAGTAACCCGCAAATTCCATGCCTGGCTCATCATAGAACCAAGAAATGCTAACATCTGGGAAATCTTCTGTGATTTTTCGATAGATGCCATCAGCTGGGCCCCATGCTGTATTAAATCCAAATTCAGCATAGCCAGATTCTTCATCTATTTCTGCTGTGAATTTGTCGCACATATCCCATTTTGTACCCCAGTTATTTGAACACCAGTGATACCAGCGATCGTCGTTTTTGCCATCTGGGAAGTTGTAAGTTTCGGCAACTATCTCACCATTTGAATTTTTGATCTCTTCTTTAATTGGAAGTTCGCCTTTATCGTTTGGAATATTTGG